TGGGCCGGTCGGCTTCGGCGTCGATGAGCTGCACCGCCGTGGTCGCCACGGCCAGCTTGGGCCGGATCATCGTGAACGGCTCACCGTCGATCTTGAAGTGGACCCGGTCGCGGGCCTCGATCTTGCGCCGGCCGGCGGTGGTGAACTCCAGCGGCGTGTCGTCGTAGACCTCATCGTCGTGCTCGTGCTGTGCGGCAGTCACGGCGTGCTCCTGTCAGATGGTGGCGAACACCTCGACCAGCGCGTTCCGCAGGAACGGGCGGGCCTTGGTGCCTGGGTGGTGGACGCGGCGGGCGAACACCGGCGCGCCCTCGAACTGCCAGCCGGCCAGCGCCTTGCGACGCACCGGCAGGATCTCGTGCGGGCGTGAACCCTCGTGGACGATCAGCGAGTAGCTGGCGGTGTTCTGGAGCACCGCGATGATGCGGGTGCCAGCGTTGGTCAGCACCGGCGGCGCCTGGCTGGAGCGCAGGTTGCCGGTGCGGACGTTGACCAGATCGTTGGACAGGAACAGCTTGGCCCGGGCGTCGACCTTCAACGACACGGTGAGCACGTACCGGAAGATCGGCCCCGACGGTCCACGGCCGAGCGCGTACAGCCGCTCCTGGTAGAACTCGATCTGGGTGTGGGCCATCAGCCCGCCGGTGCGCTCGCGGACGCCTCGGGACTGGCCTCAGCCGGCGCCGGCTCGGTCTCCTCGTGCTCGACGACGATGCCATTGGCGAGCAGCGTCTCCAGCAGCTCGGTGCGCTCGACGTTCGGGAGCACGTCGCCCTTCGCGCCGAGCCCGATGACGTCCTGGTTGACGCGCACGGTGATGGTCTTGCCTGGCATGGCTCCTCCTAGAGCATGACGAACGGTGCCTCGCACACGATCCGGTCGATCAGCATCCCACCCGAGCAGGCGCCGTCGGGGCCGATCGGCGCCCACGGGTCGATGCGGTGCCCGAGCGCGCAGGGCTTGATCAGCGGCGGCAGGTCGTATGCGGCTGCTTTGTACAAAGCGCCCCGGTAGTCGCCGTCGCGGTTGGCGTAGGTGGTCTCCTCAGCGGGGTCGATCGCTGAGCCGTCGGATTCGACGTTGTTGTGGCACCACAGGCAGCCCATCTCGATCGCGAACACCACGGCCGGCAGGTCGAAGTCGATGCGCGGCTCGGTGAACGGGTCGGCCCCGCCATCGGATGGGTACTGGGTGGCGACGCGGGTCCACAGCAGCCCGTCGCAGCAGTCCTCGATCGGGATGGAGGCACCGGCGATGAACAGCGCGATCTTGGGTGCGGCGAGCCCGAGCCCGTTGATCGAGGCCAGCGCCGTGTCGAGGAGCTGCGTGGCGAGCTGCTTGCCCAGGTCGGTCATCGTCGTCACGGGCGTCATCATGCCCGGCGCGGTCCAGCAGAACCCGGGCGCGCCCAAGCCCAGTCAGCCGCTCCCAGCCGATCGGGGGCGCCTGTGGGCACCTATACCCCCGAAACGCTCTCCGGCGATCCTAGGGCCGCGAGCGGGTTCAGGGCGCCGGGATATTCGACCCGGCGAAGGGCCACGCGTTGCGCGGCGCATCCGGGGACCACACGCCCGGCTCGCGGGCCAGGCTCTGCGGGTTGACCGAGGCCACCCACTGGTCGACCTCCTGCACGCCGGTGGTGCGCGCGGCCATCAGGATGTCCCGGTTGATCGTCACCCCGGCCCGCGTCACCGTCGTCGCGTTGAACGCGATCCGGCACTTGGTGCCCGAGATCTGCTTGCCCAGCTCGCAGGCGAGCACCCCGGCCGCGTACTGGCCGCTGGCCGGCACCGTCACGCCCCGCTCGAACACCACAGCCCAGGTGTTCGGCTGTCCCGACGCGGCGATCAGATCCTGCGTGGCCGGCCACTGCTCGCCGTCCTGGCGGACCAGGAAGTCGCCTTCCAGCCGGTACGCGGCCGGGTCCACTGCTACGCCGTCGATCGTGACCGAGTCCACCGACACGGCCGGGCGGGGCAGCTCCAGCACCTTGCGCGCGGTCGGGTCCGGGGAGCGCGGATCGCCGGAGAACGGCCAACCCTGCCCGTAGATCGACTGGAGGAACGGCGGCCAGCCCTCGCAGCACCCGCCGGGCAGCAGGGCCTGCGGGCGGTACGTGGTCAACCGGGTGCCGTAGAAGCGGCCCGAGAGCGCCCACACCCATTCGATGGCCCGGGCCTGAGCATCGGCCCACTGCTCGGGGCTGATGTTCAGGCCACTGGCGTCGCAGTTCGGAGCCATCGGCCACAGCACGGGGCCGGCCGTGATCGTCATGGTCGACCCCCATCTGTGGTGGGCAGCTCCTCGGTCCAGGCGGGCGCCTAGCTCGACAGGTTACGGCGTGATGACGACCGGGCCGCCCGGAGGCGTCGGGGTCGGCGCCGCGATGGGCGTCAGCTCGAAGTGCCGGTGCGCGGCCGGGTCGACGTTGGCGATCAGCCGAGCCGGGGTATTGATCGCGTCGGCGGCGACCGGCTTGTAGTCCGTCGGCCCCTTGAGCCAGTTCGGGTTGCCCAGCGTGAACGCGTGCAGCGTCGCCGTGCACTCCTTGGAGGTGATGTCGTCGAACTCGACCCAGCCCTGGATGAGCAGCGGGTACAGCATGTAGCCGTTGATCGAGCCCCCCGCGACGCAGGCGACACCGGCGGTCGCCGTCCAGATCTCCATGCCGAAGTTCTGGGACAGCGGGACGTTGCCCTTCTCCTCCCAGCCGGCGATGGTGCCCTGCCAGTCCAGGACGGCGGGGCTGCCCGGCGCGGTCAGCATGACGATCGCGGCCGGGTTCACCTTGACCAGGTTCACCTCGATCGTCATGTCCAGCAGCGACTGCGCGCCGCGCTGGTAGACCTGCACGACGTCGTTGGCGCCACGGATGTTGATGTCCGTGCCGTTGTCCATGTTCTTCGTCGTCTTGGCGGTGATGAAGCCGTCGGTGACGAACGACGTGCGGGTCGGGGTGCCGATGAACGCGCCGCACTGGTCCAGCAGAGTGAACCGGACGACGCGTCCCCGGATGAGTGTCTGCTCGTTGGCGCCGTAGGCCGCAACCATGAGTGTGTTCCTCTCTCGGGCTGCCCGGCCATTGCGCCAGCGGCGGTTCGGATCTGGACTGTGAAGCGGTTACTGCGTCGGCGTCGCCTGCGCAGCGCGGTACTCGCGGAGCCGGGCTTGCAGCTCGGCCTTGTTCCCCGTGGTCGGCTGCTGCGCATCACCCAGCGCGGCACGCAGCTCGTCGTTGGTCATGGCCTCGATGTCGTCCACCGTGCCGTCGGCGTTGTCGTCGGTGCCGGGCGGGCTGTCGCCCTCGCTGACCTCGTCGGTTCCGGTGGGTAGCGCGGCCTCGGCCTTGTCCGCCAGATCGGCGGGCACCCGGAAGTAGCCCTCGCCGGAGTACTCGACGTCCTCCGGCTGATCGGCCGCGTCCAGCAGCGCCTTCGCCGTCTCGGCCTGCTTGCCGGCCTCGGGGTAGATGTGGACGTACTCGACCTCGGCAGCGGGCTCGGCGTGCGGAGCTGAGCCGGGCTCGTCCAGCTCTACGGGCTCGTCGGCAGCGTGGGCGGCAGTGGTCTCGGTCATGACTCTCTCCTCAAAGAGTGAAGTCGACCAGGGCCGCGCCGATGGCGCAGTCGAAGCCGACGACGTAGGGCTGCTCGGCGAACACGGACACGTCGTTGATGGAGCGGTTCAGCGCTTCGGCCATCGTGAAGGCAGTGACCGGGCCGCGCCGGATGGTGAGCTGGCCGGTGGCATAGATCCAGCCCTGGTTGGCGGCCGGCGCCACGGCGGCCGGGCCGGTGCCGTTGTAGCCCCCGCCGAACACCCAGCGGGTGCCGAGCCCGGTGGTCAGCGCCTCGGGATTGCCCGGGTCGCGGACCGTGAGATGGGCGCGGCGGGCGAACGCGTTCACGCCGCGCTTGGCGTGGATCACCCCAACGCCGGAGTAGTGATCGGCCAGCCAGTCCTCCAGCGCGCCGACCGCTGCGGTCAGGCTCGTCGGGCCGGCCGACACGATTGGCGTGGCCGCTGCGTTCATCGGCCCCGTGTTGCCCCCGGCACCGGTCCACAGCGCGGACTCAGCAGCGTGCTGGCCGGCCAGCTCCAGGATGGTGCGCGCCCTCTCCTGGTACGCACCTTCGTGGTCGTAGCCGACCGAGCCGCACTCCATGCCCGCGTACACGGCGAATGGGTGCGCCTTCGTGGTCGCGGCCCCGGCCGGCAGCGCCTTCTGCGGGTCGGTGGTTGCGGTGTTGTTCGCCGGTGGCGTGGCGGCGCTGCCCGCCGAGCCCGTGTCCGTGTAGGCCGTCACAGCGCCGAGCGTGGCGACCAGGACGTTCTCCGCACCCGCGACGGTGCCCCGGTAGACCTTCACCCCGGTAGTCCCGGCGGGCAGCGGCGCCCAAGTCAGATTCGCCGAGCCGTTGACCGCGATCACCGCAGTGGCCTCGTTTGACCTGGTCGTCTCACCAGCGGCATTGAGGCCGGTGATCACCCAGTAGGCGCCCCCGCCGACGAAGGTGCCGCCACCGACGACAGCAGCCGCAGCCAGCCCCGACGGGGGAGCGAGGACACCGGTCGAACAGCGCAGCCCCGCCAGATAGAAGTTCCCCGCATAGCAGGCCAACGGCTCCCACTCGATGCCGAGCTGCCAGTGGACGTCCTCGTCGTTGATCGGCTGCGCCGCGCCGAACAGCCCGTAGCGGTACGGCTCGACAACCGGCGGTGCGACGTACAGCAGTGGCTGCGTCATGTCCGTCTCCTCTCCAGGCGTTGTGGCGGGCCAGC